TCAAGTCATGTTGAATAATATTTGGGACGATGAGACTCAGATCATTTGGGCAAGCGTCATTAGCTTTTGGTTCGGAAGTCAGGCTTTCAGCAAAAAATGAAAGTCTCTGCTCGGTGCAAAGAGATGATCAAGCACCATGAAGGTGTTAGATACAAGCCGTACCGTTGCCCTGCTCGACTTTGGACAATAGGAGTAGGCCATGTTCTCTATCCCGTTCAAGGTCGTTTACCCTTGGATCAAAGAGACTCTTTTCCATTGGAGCCAAAACACAATCGGACGTTTTCCAAAGAGGAAGTAGATGGAATCCTTAGTGCTGATCTCCAGCGATTTGAAGTTGGCATCACCAAACTTTTTCCTATGGTGCTTACCCCAGGTCAAAATGATGCTCTTGTCAGTTTTGCTTTTAACCTTGGTCTGGGAGGCGTACAGCGTAGCACCCTCCGTCAAAAGGTTCTGCGGGGCGAGATTGAAGAAGCCTCCAATGAGTTCCTAAAGTTCACTAGAGGCGGTGGCAAGGTTTTGCCGGGGCTAGTCAAACGCCGTCAAGACGAACGCTTACTGTTTTTATCCTGAGTAGCTGCATGGCATCCCGCAAGTCTTGCCGTAGCTGCTCCAACGCCTCTTGCTGCTGCTGAAGGCGGATGTAGGCGTCTAGGGCGAACTTGTCCAGTGTCTGACGCTCCCAGGCTGCAAAGTTAGGCAGATCGTTCAATCTGATTCCTAATCCACTGCGGCCCACCGAGTTGTAGCAGCTTGACCCGCTGACTTTTGGTAAGCCTCAATGAGTAGACCACCATAAGTTCGGCGTCAGCTTTCTCTTTTCGCCATTTGATCTCGCGCTCAACGCGTTCCCATTCATCGTCTTCAGTGATCATTTTTAGCTTTCAGTTTAGCTTCTGCCCACACCGCGCCCTGTTCAAACGTATTCAAAGCTGTGCCTTTCTTGCTGTCAATATGCTCCCAATCCTCATCCGTCAGTCCTACCCACGGGCGCTCTGCTGCTTTCCACTTGACGTAGAGGGGTACTGGCGGCACATCAACAACAGTTGGTGCTGAAATGTGTGTAGGCTTTGCCCAGTAAAAGCCCTTGTGCGGGTGGTAAAACGCCACCGGCTCCTGCTCTGGCGCTGCGGGTGGGCTTCTGTGCATTGACGGTTCTCCGTCTTCATCAAAATACACTTCCCGCAAACTCCATGCGCTAATCACTGCTTTGTCTTTAGTCATGTGTTTTTCCCCTGTAAAACTTTGGCGGCGTAAACCATTCCTGCACAAAAATATTGGTGGTCAAACATTGGGTCTTCTCCGCTCGGCATATCCTGTTCTGTCAGCCCCTGCCACGGGCGCTGTGCTACTGGCCGTGCCTTCGTACCCACGCAGTCTTTGTAATGACACGCATCACCATCTTGGCAGGGGCATCGAGGGTCTTTTCCTACACATGGCTCCTGCTCTGCTGCTCTCTTGCCATCTGCAAACCCTCGCTGGTACACGATTAACAGCGTGTCAGCATACACCTGCGTGTCATCATCATCGTCCAGCTTGGCCTGCGCTGCTTGGCGCTTTGAATCAAATCCTGTCATGTGTTTCCCCTTGCTCTGATAGCGTAAGCACAGGCGTCAGCCACGTTCTCCGCGCTTGCTTCATGTGCTTGTTGGTACTTCCGCGCAATGTCTTCTACCGCCATCTCGCACTCCTCACGCTCATGCTTGGCAATAAGGGCGGCAAAGCGGTGTCGTGTAAAGTCTTCGCCATTTTTGACAGCGTCTCTCATAGCTTGATGCCAAAGTTTGTCAATGTCATCTTTAGTCATAGCAGATACCCAATAAAGAAGGCGAATGCCGCTGTTGAGATGGCGGTGATGAGTACCACAATGCCAGCCTCCAGCCACGGGTTCATGTACAGGTCTTCTACTTCATCGTCTTTCATTTGGCTTCTCCTTTAGCTATAGCTGCACGGGCTTTTTGTCCCCATGTCATCTGTTCGTTTTCTTCCCACGACATAATTTCCTTCATCACCGTCAGCAGTTCCTGATTCGCCTCATGGAGTCGGCGTAGTTCAGCGGCGGCATCTGCGTGAGCCTGCAAAACACTGCGGTCAAGTATGTCAGCTAGTGCCAAAGCTTCTGGTTGTGTCATGCTTGCCTCGCTTTTAGCATTGCGTCGGCCATCGTGTATGCAACCATTGCAAGTTTGTCGCAATCAATATCTTGGTCCGTGGTGAGCCCTTCCGTCACCGCGCCAGCAAACAATGCTTGCATCGCCTTCGCCGCAAAGTAATCGCGCAGGGTCATGCCCTCGCATCTGTTTGCAGTGCCATCTCCATATTTGTATTCATGCGGAAACGCTGGGCCTCCTGTGTTGTTCATAGCGGACTCTCCTCGTGATTTGCAGGGTTGAAAGGCAGCTTGCCCATTGGCACGGCTGGTGGTAATTTAGTGGGGAAGGGCCAGGTGTTCATGACCATTGTTTAGTCTCCCAGTTATACCGGCGGCTTAATACATAGGCCGCCATCTCGGCGTCGGTCATCGGAATGGTTGCTGGCGCAACATAGGTTTCAATGCGTTCGGGGAATGGTTCTGTTCTGGCGTTCCACTCATCTGCTATCCGTTTGGCGTGTGGCTCAGTCGTCACAACAGCACCAGGTTTTTCCAGAAAATTCAAACAGTTGATGCCGTGCCGATTCATCACAGCCCACCAAACTGGCCCTATCTGTTCAGCCCGGTACGGCCCAATGCCAAAATACTTTGATGGGATAGCAGTCATACTGCCTTCTCCGCATCAGCCAAGAACTTACGCAGGCGCTTAATCCTGGCGTCTTCATACGACACAACACTGGTGGCGTACTCCACCGCACTGTAAGCTTCCAGGCGGTGCAGTTCAGCCTCAGACAATTCTGTTGCTGCCATCTCGACGGGCGTCAGCCGCCTAGTCATCCTCTTGAATTGTTGCGTCAATGTCATGGTCGTTTTCCTTCTTTTAGTATCTCCATCCGTTCCCGGCTGGCGCGTAAGGTGCAGTAGCGTTGGTGGATACGCTCCAGCATGGACACTCTGCGGTGCTTCAATCGTTCCTCGTCCAGCAAAGCCAACAAGTCGGCCTCACTATAGTTGGGCAATTCACTTTGAAATTTTCTCCAAGTCAGCAATTCTCTTCTCCAGTTCGGTGATATGGGCAGTCACCTTGTTATAGGCCCGACTCGCACTGTTGTGCGTCCGGGTGCGGATTGCAAGTTCAGCCTGTGCGGCCCTCAACTTAGCTTTGAGTTGGGTTAGTCTGTTCATGTCAGAAAGTTTAGCACAGAACAATCATTTCTTCAACATCATTCCAGATGCTGTGCCGGGATCAATCACAATCCAGCCGTTCTCATGGACTTCAATCAGCTTGGCGTCTAGCAGATTGATGATGTACCGGGCGTTCTTGCCATCAATCAGATTCCGGCGTGAACCGGCTGCAAGCGCCCCGGCAAAGGTTGATATGCCATTGGCAACGGCGTAGTCGCGCAGCACTGACTTGGTGAGGTAAGGTGCGCCGCCTCGCTCCTCCGCGCCTGATGACCACCAGGCTTTCTCAAAATCGGCAAACCCTAGCGACTTATCTTTCTGCTTAGACTCAGGCACTTCGCCCTTCACCACCACCGCGCTGGTGACGGCCTCGCCATCTTCATCCAGCCAACCGGGTATTGCCACCGATTCCAAATCAACATAGACCGGCGCTGCCATCTCGGCGTCTTTGCTCTTGCGCTGCACGATTTCAATGGACTTGTCGCCCTTGGCGGGTATGACGCTGATTTCAATGTCCAAGGCGCCACGCCATGCGCTAGAGCCACGCGCCCGGTGCTGGGCTTCCTCTGAAACGCCTGTGTGGTGAACCAGAATTACCGTGCAGCCAAACTCTTGCATGAGTGCAGCGCAGGCGTCCAGCATGGTCTTGGCGTCTTGGGCTGAGTTCTCATCACCGGCCATGAAGCGGTGCAAGGTGTCCACCGTGATCACATCAGGCTTGATCTTGAGCGCCCGTATGGCCTCCACCACCTTCAGGTAGCCCTCGGCAGTGTTAAGGTCTACGCCCGACTTGCTGACCCACATATTCAGGTTGCTAATGTTGTTGTGGTGCTTCCAGGCTGCAATCCGTGAGCGCAGGCCGTGATGGCCTTCACCAGCCAAATACACCATGTTGCCGGGTCTGACCTTGTGGCCGAACCAAGTTGCTTTGCCTGATGCAATGTGCAGCATCCAGTCCAAGGTAACAAACGTCTTGCCGCCACCGCTGGGGCCATGCACCATAACCAGTGCTTTGTCTTGAATCCAGTGCTTTACAAGCCATGAAATGGGCG